CGCCTCCATGGCCAAGATCCGCACCACCTCGCGGGGGCAGCAGATGCGGCCCAGCATCCACAACATCATGGCGCGGCTGGTGGCCCTGTGCATCCTGGACCCCGGCGACCCCGGCCGGCAGCGGCTCATGTTCACCCCGGCGGAGGTGACCGCGCTGGGCCGCAAGTCCGCCGCCGCGCTCGCCCGGGTGGAGGACGCGGCGCTGCGCCTGTCGGGCCTGTCCGACACCGACCTGGACGCCCTCACCGACGACAGCACCGGCCCGTGAGCAGCGGGGTGTCGGGGCCGGGGGTGGTGACCCTGGCCGGGCTGGCCGCGCGGGTCCGCGCCGCCGACCCGCTGCTGAAAACCCACCTGCGGGACCGGGTGGGCGCCCACGCCGGGCCGCTGGCCGCCGCGGTGCGGGCATCCGCGCTCGCCACCCCCGCCACCCACTACGACGAAGGGCTGCGGCGGCAGGTCGCGGAGGCCATCACCGCCAGCCGCACCGCCACCGCGGCGGGGGTGCGGCTGAGCGTGACCTGCGACACCGAGCGGATGCCGCCGGGGAAACGCAGCCTGCCCGGTCACATGGACGCCCGCGGCGGGTGGGGTCATCCGGTGTTCGCCCGGCCCGGCCGGCGGCGGGTGTGGGTGCGGCAGTGGTCGCGGCCGCGCTGGTTCGAGGATCCGGTGTCGCGGCGGCGGCGGGACCTGCGGCGGGCCTGCGAGCAGGCGATGGACGACACCTGCCGCGACCTGTCCCACTGAGCAAGCGAACCGGAGACGTAACGGGAGGGCGGTGATCGCGTGGCCTCCGCGCTCCGGTTCATCATCGACGTGACCGACCGCGGCAGCCGCGGGTTTGACTCGTTCGCCAGGGCGGTGGACAACGCCAACAACGCGGTCGCGCGGCACGACCGGGCACTGTCCGCGCTCGACCCGGCCAACCTGGCGGCCGGGCGGTCGGTCGCCGGCCTGACCGGGCAGATCCGCGGCCTGGACCAGGTTCTCGCGTCCGCCGACCAGGGCATGGCCGCCCGCACCCGGGCGCTCGACACCCAGCGGCGCACCCTGACCGGGGTCACCTCCGAGACCGGCCGTGCCGGGCAGGCCACCACCGGCCTGGCCGGTGACATGACCCGGCTCGGATCCGCCGTGTCCTCCGCCAACGACGACCTGCGCAAGCACAACGACCTGCTGGCCGGGATCACCGGCCTGGGCTCGGGGGCGGTCAACACCGGCGCGGCGCGGCGCGTGTTCGCCACCCTCGACAACATGCTGTCGCGGGACGCGGCGTCCCGGCTGCGGTCCGGCCCTGAGGGCAGCGTCCTGGGTGCGCTGAACAGCCTGTTCAGTCCCAAGCCGGTCGCGGGGGCACCCACCGCGTCCCAGTCCAGCCAGCAGGGCCTGCTGGGCCGGCTGGTCGGCGGCGGCGGCCCCGGCGGCGGCGGCGGGGCGGGTGATTCGGCGCTGGCCGGGCTGCTGCGCGGCCTGACCGGCGGCAGCGGCGCGGGCGGCGGCGGCGGCGCGGGCGGTGGCAGCGGCACCCGGTTCCTGTCCGCCCTGGACGGCCTGTTCGCCCACAGTGACCAGGTCAACGCGGCCAGCGCCGCCAGCGGGTCGTTCTTTGACCACCTCACCGGCCTGTTCACCTCCTCCAGCGCGTCCGCGGACAACGCCGACCGCGCCAGCGACGGGTTTTTCTCCCGGCTGGGCCGGCTGTTCACCACCCTGGGCGGGCTGCCGCCCGGCCTGGGCCGGGTGCTGCCTGGCCTGGGCCGGGCCGGTATCGGCGAGTTCTCCGGCACGGGCACCTCCGACCTGGCCGGCAAGGAAGCCATCGGCGGGATCGCGGCCGGGATCGGGCCGGGCATCCTCGGCGTGAGCGGGAAACTGGCCGCCGGGATCGGCCTCGGCGGTGGCGCGCTCGGCAGCATCGGCGGCCTGCTCGCCCCCGTCGCCGGGCTCGGCCTCGGCGCCGCCGGGCTGGGGGCCGCCGCCGGCGGGATCGCGCTGCTCGCCAAGACGATGCCCGAACTGGGCAAGCAGATCAAGGGCCTGGGGTCGCTGCTCCCGCAGATCGCCCAGACGGCCAAGCCGCTGCTCGCCCCGTTCGAGTCGGCGCTGCACCAGATCCCGATGATCGTCAAACAGGTGTCGCCGCTGCTCAAGCAGATGTTCGCTGGCGCGGCCACCCTGATCAAGCCGCTGATCGACAGCATCACCCCCCTGCTGCGGGACATCCTGCCGGGCCTGGGGCAGGCGTTCCGCGCCGCCGCGCCCATGCTCAGCCCGCTGCTGCTGTCCATCGGCTCGCTGGTGAAAAACCTCCTCCCCGGGATGATCACCCTGCTGCGGGCGGCCACCGGGCCGATCGACGCGCTCGGCGGCGGCATCCTCACCACCCTCGGCAAAGATCTCGGGGGCCTGTTCGCCGCGTTCGCGCCCGTGCTCAAAGACTCAACCATCCTGCTCAAGGCGTTCCTGGACCTGGTCGGGGGGCTGCTGCCGGTCATCGGCCAGCTCGGTGCCCTGTTCGCCCGCTCCCTCGCCCCGGCGATGACCATGATCGCTGCCCTGTTCAAGGCGCTCACCCCGGCGCTGCTGGTCATCGGGCGGATCCTGGCCGCGTTCGCGTCCGCCGTGCTCACCGACCTGGTGTCGGCGCTCGGCGCGGCCGCCACCCTGCTCAAGGCGGTCTCGCCCGCGTTCTCGATCCTCGCCCAGGTGCTGGGGCAGGTGTTCCGCACGATGGAGAACGCGGGCGTGTTCGCCGTCCTCGGGGACGCCCTGGAAGCGCTGGCCAAACCCCTCGCGGCCATGATCAACCAGATCGTGCGGGCGCTCGCGCCGATCCTGCCGCCGCTGATCAACATGATCTCCCTGCTCGCCGGGATCCTGGTCAAGGTGCTCGCCGCCGGGATCCAGGCGCTGCTGCCGCCGCTGACCTCGCTGATCACGATGCTGCTGCGGGCGCTCGCGCCGATCCTGCCACCGATCGAGGCGGCGATCACCCAGCTCGGCGGCGCGATCGGCGCGTTCCTGGTCGGCGCGGTGCGGGCGCTGCTGCCCGGCCTGACCGCGCTGATCACCGCCCTGCTGAAGATCGTCATCGCGTTGCTGCCGCTGCTGCCGCCGCTGACCCAGATCGCGGCGCTGCTGATCGAACTGGCGCTCAAGGCGGTCAGCCCCCTGTTCCCGCTGCTGTCGCTGCTGGCCAAGGGCCTGGCGGTGATCGTGACCGTGGTCGCGGACGTGGTGACCGCGCTGGTGACCCTGCTCACCCGGTGGGGCAGCGTGTGGGGCGGGATCAAGTCGGCCGGGCTGGCGGTGTGGCACTGGCTCGACGGCATGTTCCACAACGGCATCATCCAGGACATTCTCGATGTCGAGTCGCTGGGCCTGCTCCCGCTGGCCCAGCACTGGTCGAGCGTGTGGGACGGCATCAAAACGGTCACCACCGACGCCTGGCACTGGCTCGACGGCGTGATCCACTCGGGGATCATCGCCGACATTCTCGACGTCGAGACGCTGGGCCTGCTGCCGCTCGTGCAGCACTGGTCGAGCGTGTGGGACACCCTCCAGTCCCTGGCCATGGACGCGTGGCGGTGGCTGGACAGCAATATCTGGCAGCCGTTTGAGACGCTGCTGACCCGCACCCTGCCCGGCTGGTGGGGCGACGCGGTCGCCGCGATCAAAACCGCGTGGCATGACCTGCAGACGGTGGTGGAGGCCCCGGTCAAATGGGTCATCGACTACGTCATCGACGGCCTGATCAGCGCCTTCGACTGGATCTCCGGTAAGGTCGGCGGGCCGCACATCACCCCCGTGCACCCGTTCGGGCTGCAGCGGGGTGGCCGCATCCCCGGGTACGGCGGCGGGGACCAGCACCCCGCGCTGCTGGAATCGGGTGAGGTCGTCATCCCGAAGGAAAAGGCCCGGCCGCTGGGCCGGCTGTGGAAGGCGCTGGGCATCCCCGGGTTCGGCGGCGGCGGCGCGCTCGGCGCCATCGGGGACTTTTTCTCCGGGATCGGCAGCGGCATCGCCAGCGTGTTCGACAAGATCGTGGACATCGGCGGGATCATCGCCGCCATCGCCACCGGGAACAGCGCCGCGCTGGCCGGCGACATCGGCAAGCTCATCGGGGACAAGGGCGCCGGGGGGGCGACCGGGGACCTGGCCGGGCTGCTGCTGGCCATCCCCGCCCGGCTCATCCACGACGCGGTCGCCTGGCTGATCAGCACGTTCGGCGGCGGCGGGGGCGGCGGGGCCTACTCGTACGCGCCCGGCGGGAAAGGTGTCGGCCCCGGCGGGGTGTACGAGTACGCCCGGTCCCTGTTCCCCTTCTACCACTGGGACAACACCCAGTGGCCGCCGCTGTACAACCTGTGGAACGGGGAAAGCGGCTGGCGGTGGGACGCCGACAACCCCTCCTCGGGGGCCTACGGCATCCCGCAGAGCCTGCCCGGTTCCAAGATGGCCTCCGCCGGGACGGACTGGCGCACCGACCCCGCCACCCAGATCCGGTGGGGCGAGGGGTACATCTCCGCCACCTACCACTCACCGGCGGTCGCCTACGCCGACTGGCTGTCCCGCTCCCCGCACTGGTACGGCAAGGGCCTGGACGCGGTGTTCACCCGCCCCACCCTGATCGGGGTCGGCGACGCCCCCGGCGGTGAGCACGTCACCGTCACCCCCAGCGGAGCCCGGCCGGTCACCCAGCTCACCGTCCGGGTGTACGTCGGGGACCAGGAAATCACCGACATCGTCCGCACCGAGATCGACGGCCACGATAAGCAACTCGTCCAGATGGTGACCGCCGGGAAAGGCCGCGGCCCCGGCGGGCAGATCGGCGGCACCCATTGACCACCGTCAACCTGCTCGTCAACCCCGGATTCGGCACCGGCGCGCTCGCCCCGTGGACCGCCACCGGCGCCACCGCAGCCGTCGAGACCAGCATCGTCGCCGCGGGCGGCTACGCCGCCCAGGTCACCCCCGGCGGCACCGCAGCCGGGCCGCACCTGGACTCCGGGCTGGTGCCCTGCCAGCCCGGGAACTGGGTCAACGTCGGCGGCCTGGCCCGCGGCAGCAGCGGCCTGGCCCACCAGGTGCAGGCGGTGGTGTGCTTCTACACCGCGGCCGGGACGCTGACCGCCACCGTCGCCGGGACCGCGGCGACGCTGACCACCACCGGGTGGACGACGCTGACCGCCACCGGGCAGGCCCCCGCCGGCGCCACCCAGGCGGGCTGCCGGTACGCCTACGCCGGCACGACGGTGCCCACCACCTCGGAGGTGTCCTACTGGGATTCGGCGTGGGCGTCCACCCTGCTGTCGTGGGATCCGCAACTGTGCCGGGTCATCATCGACCCCGCGGTGATCGCGCCGCTGCTGCCCGGCCAGGCGGGCACGGCGGTGATCTCCTCCAGCCCGGACGCGCTGCGGTGGACGGTCGTGCGCGGCGGTGCCGCCGCAGTGGTGTCGGTGTCGTGCCTGCCGGTCAGCGACGCTGAGTTCCCCGCCCCCGACCTGGTGAACTACTACACCGTCGCCATCAACGGCGGCACCACCTACGCCGACCAGATCACCTGCCCGCTCGGCGGCACCCCCTGGCTGAAAAACATCGCCCAGCCGTTCACCAACCTGCCGGTCGCCCTGGCCGACGCCTCCGACATCGTCCGCCCGGCCCGCTCGGCCGCGTTCGACATCATCGGGCAGGAACTGCCGGTGGCGATCTCCACCGTCCGCGGGGGCCGCCAGTTCACCCTGACCGTCTACACCACCACCGACGCCGCCGACCAGGCGGTGCAGGCGGTCGCGGCGTCGGGGGACGTGCTGCTGCTGCAGGTCCCCGCCGGGTACGCCACCCAGGACATTGCCGGGTACTACACCGCTGGGGACACCACCGCCAGCCGGCAGGGCGTGGTGTGGCCGCTGCGGTGGACCCAGATCCCGCTGACCGAATGCGTGCCGCCCAGCCCGTACGTGGTCGCGGCCACCAGCACCTGGCAGACCGTCGCCGCGACCTACCCGACGTGGGCGGCGGTGGTGGCGGCGCAGCCGACCTGGGCGGCGCTGATCGAATCGGTTGGCGCACCCGCTGACGTGTTCATCAACTAGGGGGCGGGTTGGCCAGCCAGCAATTCACCTTCCCCGGTGGGGCCTCCAGCATCGGGCCGATGTGCACCGGCACCGCCGGGTCGGTCGCCGTCACCCTGCCCGCCAACGCCGGGAACCACCTGCTGGTGGTCGTGGAAGCCCCCACCCTGGTCCCGTTCACCCCCCCGGCGGTCCCGGTGCCGCCGGCCGGGATCACCGCCTGGTGCCAGCTCGACTCGGTCGCGGCCACCAATGGGGCCGGGCACCTGGAAGTGTGGCACCTGCCGGCCAAGTACAACACCGGTGGCCTGACCTCGTTCACGTTCGGCGGGCAGGCGGGCACGGTCAACTGCGCCGGCGCGGCGATGGAGGTGGCGATCCCCGCCGGCTGCATGATCATCCCGAACGCGATTGGTGCCATCCCCAATCCGGTCACCCCCGCAGCTACGCCCGCGTCCTACGCGGTCGCGTCCGCGTGCGGCAACGCCCCCGACTGCCTGGGCCTGGTCGCCGCCGGGGTGTTCTACGTCGGCGCCGAGACCGGGACGTGGACTGCGGCCCCGTCCGGGTGGACCCAGGCCGCCTACCACGCGGGCGGGCAGAACGCCCTGAACTGGCTGTACAACCTCGACCTGGCCGCGGGGGAGCAGTCGGTCACGGTCGGGTACTCGGCGGCGGGCGCGGCGGGCTGCTGCGCGAGCTACCTGGCGTTGCGGTCGGCGCGGCTGCCCGTGATGGGCTGCGGCGGCTCGGAGATGCTGGAGGTGGTCGC